AGAGGAGTATTTATGTTCCTCTATTAACAGATCGTCATAGTGTGTCTTCCTAGATTTTAATTCAATAAACATCTTATGTTCCATACTGACACAATCAAAAGAATCAAACTCATCTTCACTCTTTGAGAGGTCAGAGAAGTGGAACTCTTTAAGGTAATCAAATAACTCTGGTTCTCTTAATACATCTACGCCCAAGGTGTCTCGCCTCCAAGCTGATCTTGTAATCTTCTCAGAGCTGAGGTGCATCTGCGATCAGCAGTAGAGGTAGCACACTCTAAGTATTGTGCGATCTCTTGCAAGGTAACATTGTCGTAGTAGCGCATACGCAGTAGCACCTTGTCATCTTCATTTAACTTTAAGTATGATCTCTTTACATCTATTAAGATAGCAAGAAGGTTGCCACCCTCTGCCGGTGTTGACTGCTTACGAGGTTGTCCATCATTGATTAACTCTTGTGCTTGTTCTAATACTGTGCCTTCAATAACTGAGGCTAAGATATGTGGCATTAACTGAGCGATAGTTGCAGTATCGTAGAAGGCTTCATCAGTAGTTTGATAGCCAGCCTTACGAGCCTTCTCCCTACGAGCATACTTCTCTGCAATCCTACGCATCTGAAATGCAAGTCTGCTTACACTATACTCACGCTTCTCTTTGTTCTCTTCATTAAGTTGATCTAAGTATTGACTCTGTCTACCCAACACCCAAAGATAAAGTTCTTGCTTAACATCATCTCGCTCTACCCAACCCTTGAACTTACGGGTAATAGAGTTAGCCACTGCTGGTACTAGATCAGCTAGTATCGGGTGTAATTCTTTAGTCATCTACTTGTCTACGCTTCTTATCTACTCGGTGGGCTGAATTACTCTGCTATTACTATCTCTTTCAAGTACTGAGGGAAATGAAATGTTGCGTTAAAATGTATATTAAAATCGTATTCCATAGTGTCTGCTCTTGTTAAGCCAAAGATAGGTTCAAAGGATCTTAATTTATTTGCTGGAATAATTAATAGTGCATCTGTGTATCTAACTACTATACGATTAAAGGCATCAGGATTATCATCTAATGGTTCAGTCATCCACATTCTTTGTAACTTTTGAAATGGAAACTTAACCTCAGAATCTGCTGGTCTATTCATCCACTTGATCTCTAGTCCACCAATATAGTTAGCATATCCATTTGGTTTATTTTTATTTACTAGATAATCTACAAAGTAATAACGAGGTGTTGGATACAGTTCCCAATTAAACTCTTGGGTTAGATAGTTAGCTACCTTTTGTTCTCGCTTACCATCCTGCCATACCTGTCTGATCGGCTCTGTCATTGAGGCCAAGTACCTTCCAAGACCATAATTGCAATAGCAGAATAGTTAAGCAGATCTATAAAGCTATCCTTTAAAGATTCATTTTGTGGCTCAGAATTATTATCTATTAGGTGGTTGATACGAGCAGTCTTATCGTGCATACGTACTCTTAATCCATTGAGCGCACCACCTGGTGCGTTAGAGATATTACTTGGGCCGTAATCCTTATGCTTTTTAATGAGCAGATTACCTGCATCATCTAGTACCCTCCACATATCAGATATGAAATCATTGCTAATTCCATTAACCTGCTTTGCTCTTATGCCCTTAGACATTTACTGCCCCCAATATCCGTTTTGTCTCATCTATCCCTTTTGCTAAGTATAGATCATTTAGATCCATTCCAGCAGGTAAGACACAGATAGTAGAGTTAATAATTTCTGATGCTACTCTCCTTGAAAACTCAGCTCCAGGATTAGAACCATCTTCTTTAACATCATTATCACCTATGATTAACACTTGTCCATACCCATTTAACATCTTTGCATAGTGTGGTTTCCAAGCAGCAACACCCGGCACACCAACAGCAGGTATACCTAAAGCACCAGTAGATATGATTGCATCTAACTCACCCTCACATACTGCAATAGTATCTTTCAATTCTAATAGAGCAGAGACATTAAACAGATGAGTCTTCTGACCTATAGCCATACCATACTTAGGTTTACCTTCATCTAATCTTCTAAACTTAAAGCCAACACACATACCAAGAGCAGTAAAGTAGGGTATAGATAACCAACCAGCATAACCCTGATGCTCAGGGATTGGATCAGTTACTGTACCTAAAGTAAAAGACTCAGCTATCTCTTTAGATATGCCACGTTCTTTTAGAAAGGTTGCGGTTGCTACGTTTAGACCCTCCTGGTAACGCGAAGCCGCCTGCAGATACAATTTCAATTGCTCTTGCGAGAGCATCTTTAAACCCCAAACTTTCTTTTTCCATTACAACATTGATAGTGTTTCCACCCTTACCGCAGGTATGACAAAAGTATAGGTTCTCCACTGTGTTCATCACTGCTGACTTGCGAGAGTCATCGTGCATTACACACCTAACTGAGCTTGCTCTACCTTCTCTTACTTCTCCACCATAGAACTGTACTACTAATCCGATTGGGATTGATTTTGCATCGCTGTCTTTTCTGCCAGACTTTCTACTTCTGGACCAGTCTTGTCCTGGCATTGCTCTGCCTCGCTCTTCTCTAGGCCTTGCATTATCTTAGTTGTTGTTATCTTTCCGCTTGGTACTGGCATTATTTCTCCTTAAACTTTGCTAGATATGTTCCAGTTTCTTTACCAACTATACACTCTGTTATCCCTTTGAAGGCTTCCCAGACTTTTATATTATCCCAGTCATCAACAATATGTGTCTCGTGTATGTTCCCAAACCACTCACCTTGTGGATAATGGATGATAGGTAATGAGATGATTCCATACTTACATCCCTTACTAGCCACATCCCATACTTTTATAGCCTCTTCTTTACTCATATGTTCAAGCACATCACCAAAGATAATTAGATCAGCCGTTAAACTGTTGTAACTTCTAACATCCTCAGCCCATACTTCATTATATAACTCTTTTAATTTGTACTCATCTATATAGTTATTAAATATTTCTATTGCAACATAATGAGATGGAATATGAGGCTTTAATAATTTAGCATAGGTTCCAGCACCAGCACCTACATCTATAATTGTTTTAGGTTGTAGTTGTTTAACCTTATCAATAACCCACTGCTGATTCTCAGGATTACTCCAAGGCATTATTGTTTCTCCTCTAACCACTGTTGTAGATCCTGTACTACCCAAGCCTGTTCTATACCAGCGTTACGTCTCTTAACTACCACATAAGATAGTGGTGCTGGTGTGATACCTCTAGCACTAGCATAGTTTTGTGTCTCTGCTACTGCTTCTCTCCAGAACTGAGGTAGATCCATTGACTTTGTATTCTTTAACTCTAAGATAAAAGTTTCTCCAGCTATAATAACTACTAGATCACCCTCATCTTTCTGTCCTGATAAGCGTAAGCGTTCAGCGTTAACACCCTTAGATCTAAACCACTTCATAACATCTAGTTCAAAAGATGCACCTTTGCGCTTATTCTTAGCGGACATATTCTAAACTCGCATCTCTCCTGTGCATACGACCATACTCATTAGCATCCCATATCTGACAAGATCCATAGTTCACAAACAAAGATATATAATCCTTACCATCAGCAGTATGTTTACCAAAACGATTCTTAACTGCAGCAACCCTTAGTAGATTCTGTACAGGTTCATAACCTAAAGTTAGAATCATTGCCGGTAGTTGCGATACCTTACCGTGAATAGATCTACGAGCAGGTGGTTCAGTAGTAGAACCATACTCACTCTGTTCGCTGACGTGGTGAAGAACCATTACACAAGCCTCAGTCTGTCTAGCCATATCGTGCAGATCCACCATAATAGCTCTCAGTCCTGCCCACTCATTGTCTGATTCAGATACCACATTCATTAAGTTATCTATCACAATCAACTCAGGTGCTATGCCATACAGTTCTATATAAGCCTTTATCTCCAACTCAATATCATCTAGTGATGGTGATGAATCAAAGACCCACTGTATATTCTTAACACCTTCAAACTTAGTATCGTAGTACTTAGAGTTCTTATTAAGATTCTCTTCTACTAAAGTCTGATTATGCCCTGAGATATGCGCTGCAGTTCTCATCATTACTGTTGCGATATCAGTATCAGCAGAGAAGAAGAGTGTTGGAACATTAGCCTTGATCGCATAGATCAAAGCAAACATAGACTTACCAGCATTTGGAGCAGCAGCAACCATACAGACTTGACCTCTTCTAAACCTGATCTGTTTGTTTTCAAGATCTTTCCAGACATCAGGCAAAGGGGTAGCCTTTGTTGTTGTACTCTTCCAAGCTCTTTGTAAGTTAAGCAACGTCTTCTTCTCTTAGGATAATGTTTCTTTGTCTACGAATTACTTTGCGATCTGTATCAGATAGACCGCCCCATATTCCGTATCGTTCTTTTTGTATGCCCCACTCTGCACATTCTTGCTGGTGGGGACATAACTTGCAGACATTTCTAACCTGTCTTATTACGGATAGATCTTCTCCTCGTTCGGGAAAGAACAAATCTAATGAGATCTGAGCACAAGAGGGGTTCTCAAATTGACGAGGCCCCCGCATCTGCTATCTAATCCAGACTGTATCGCACTTATCAGTTGCACCTTTAGGTGCAGCGCACATCCAACCCTTCCAAGGACCTTTAGTACCTTGTCCTGATCTAAAGCTCATAGAGCCGTGCTTACAATCAGGAGCATCACCAGTAGGTGAGGCAACTGCTGTTGCACCTAATGCCTTCTTAGCATAAGCAATTGCTCCGCTTGCTGGTTGTGCAGTAGCACCAAGAGTGGTACCAGTTGTAGTAATTAATGATGATAGATCAGCGATAGATGTTAGAGATGACTCTAACTCAGCCTGACTTATAGCGTACAGATTTAC